CTGATCAGGGAGATCAGAACGGGGTCGAAACCAGCAACAGGACCAGCAGCAGTAGCAGCACCGGTGTAACCACCGTTACCGACGCTCATTGTTGGGGCTTCCGACAGGAAAGCTTTTTCTTCTGAGAGGAATCTCTCTTGGTTCTCCAGGAGTTGGGCTGTTACAGCTTTACGATGGGAATCCTTGATAGGATCAAGACCCTCGTGATTGAGGAGGGGTGCCCACTTCTCCTGCAGATGCTCGTTATTGAACATTTGCGTTTACCTTTTGTAAGTGTGTTTAGTTTATAATATTAAGTTCACTTTTGAACTGACTTGGAGAGTACCTGCATATAAGCAGCCATAGTGCCAGTGACATTCTGGTCTGCTGATTCGGTCAGGACTTCCGACTCACTTCTTTTTGGAGTAGCCTTGAAATAACCCTCTTTCAGAGTGGTCAGCTTCTCCTTATAAGATTCTTCACTCTCAAACTCAACACCTTCGGCAAGTGAAGCGAGCTTGTCTTTCTGAGTAGTCGTCAGACCCTCAGAGACATCAGAAAGGATACCATCAGCAACCGACTCTGCGAGGCGCTTGTTGAGGGAGATATTTCTTTCGATTTGCTCGTTGAGTTTTGTCTCCATTTCGTCAAGTTTGTCTACCATACTCTCGACAACATCATATTTCTCTTCAGGGATAGTTACATAATGTTCTTCAAAAAGACCTCTCATTCCCATCAGGAATGATTCGGTCATCTCAGTTCTCAGACCGTGCTCGATCTGGAGGGCATTTTCGGTTACCCACTCATCGGCGACGTACTCCAGATAGGAGTCAACGCGCTCGACGAGTTCAACCTTCATTGCTTCAACTTCTTCGATAAGTTGAGCTTCGTATCTTTCTTCCAGAGCTTCTCTGATTTCAGTTACTTTTGATTTCAGAGCAGCCTCGAAGATGGTCTTAGCCTTATCTCTGAACTCTTCGGAAAGTTCTTCGCCACCGAGGAGGGCATTTACGTCCTCTTCAATGTCTACGTCATCAGAAATCTCAACAGTTTCTTCTACAACTTCTTCTTCAGTCTCTTCGACTTCAGATTCAGCAATGATTTCTTCTTCGGCTTCGATTTCGACCTCTTCCTTTCTGGCCATAACGCCTTTTACAGAAACGAGGTTCTTAGCGTGGGCTCCATCAGGAACACCAGCACCACTAGCAGCGCCAAGTTTGGCGGAATCGTCATCGGGACGATAGTTTTCTGGAGTAGGACCGCCGAGATTCTCATAAGGTACACCACCCAGTGTAGTTGGTTGAGCTGGTGCAGCACCTCTGGTTACGGCGTTCTCCATTTCTTGTAAATTCCTCTTACGGGACATCTGAACTCTCCGATTTTACCTTGTGATAAACTATATTTATTTATAAATTAGAGATTTGCTAAGAAATCCTGGAACAGATTAAGTTTCTGTTCATCAAGTCTCTTCTGATCTACAAGAGTATTGATTTTCTTATAGGTCTTGTGTGCCATTCTCTCGCGGAGAATACCACCATCCCAAACCCATTCTTTTCCTTCCATAATGCCATCAACAAAGGCATCAGGAGCGGATGGATCAGCGACGATATCAGCAGCAGTGGCAAGAGCAAAGTCTTCACCAACTACCTTATATCCTTCGTTGGTTGTTTGAAGTGAACCAACACCTCTTGAAGAAACTCCAAGTTTGACACCTTCTCCAAGAAGAGAAGCTGCAATCTTACCCATTGGAGTTGACTCAAGAATCTTGGCCTTACCAATGAAGTTGTTACCCTCTTGACGGAGAGAACAAATTTTGTGTGAAACTCTATCCAGATTTACGGTTGGACCGTCTGGGTGACCGAGTTCACCAAGAGCACGTCCCTTCTGAACAAAGTTTTCATTGTATCTCTCAACTTCTCTGGCGAGAGTAGAGATGGGATACATTCTTCCATTACGATTGGTGATGTTTCCTTGAAGGAAAACACCCTCAATGAACAGGGACTTTTTGCCGTTAACCTGTTCAACGATAACTTCTACGTTTTCGATTTCTTCTGTAATGAGTTTCATTAACCCTGTCCTGAAAGTTGTACTTGTTGTGCGTATAGTTTTCCTGTTCCAGCGTCAGTTCTAGCTGCAACAACCAAGGTCTTTCTGGCTACCGATCCTGTAAACGTTGCGTTAGCAGCGGTAAGTGCTCTACTATCGTGGTCAATGGTCATTCTCTCAGAGAAATAACCATAACTATTTGAACTATTATCGACAGAAACAACCTTACCAGTTGTATTGAAACCAGCTACACCAGTTACACCACTGATGGTGATGACATCATCAACCTTGAATGGGCAGCCAGTACCTTCGGGCAGATCGATAACAGTAGCAGCTCCAGTCGTGATACCTGCAATCGGTGAAGATGCGGGAGTCAGAGCCAAAGTTGCAGAACTTCCAGCAGGAACGAAATAGTCAGAGATGGTTGCAACAGCAGTGGTTCCAATAGCAACGTGTGCGTTTGCTGTGATAGCAACGACTCTCAAGGTATCTGACTGAACAGTAAATTGTTCAGATTGTGCAGATGTGGTGCCGGTATTAAAACTAATACCATTACCAACTGGTGAATGTGCCATTACTCGTCCTCTTCTGTGTCGTATTCATAATCAATTTCACCGGTTTCTTCTTCATCATATTCTTCTTCACCTTCCTCATCATCAGTGAGACCGAACATAGCATCAGCTACATAAGGTCTTGCAAACTCAACTCTCTCAGCAGCTTTTGCATAGAGAGCATTTTTGATTGCGTCACTGATATCAGAAGGCGATTCATCAGCAATCATCAAATCCATTAACTCGTCCATAAGATAAACACTTATACCTATGTTTTATTTATATTTCCCCACCTTTGGGTACTCCAGGAGATTCGGGGGCTTCGACCGAACCTTCTTCAACTTCCATATCCTGAGGAACATTTCCCATTCCTCCATTAGCCTGTGCTGCCTGCATTGCGATCATCATTTCCTCTTCTGAAGGTGGAATGATACCTGCTTCTTTTTCTGCAGCAATTTGAACATCTTGTTCGATGATTTCGATATCAGTTTGTCTCAGAATCTTACGACGTACATAATCAACAGAGAAGTATCTGCCAATATATGGGTCAGCAGTTGCAAGAAGGCCAAGACGTTCTTGCATCAGTTCCGCATCTTTCAGTTCAGAGAAGTGGTTATCATAGAGATAATCATATTGAATATGATCACTCATTGCATCCCACTCTTCTGGAGTGATGATGTTCTTAAGAATCAGTTGAGTTCTGAGAATGTCGTGGAAAAGAGTACTAAATCTCTTTCTCATTCTTCCGACGAACTTGGTAAACTTAAGTTCATCTCTCAGAATTTCTGAAGAACGACCAAGACTGAAACCACTATCGATGTTCATTCTTGATTCGGGTACTCCCAGAGAACGATAAAGTTTCTTCTGGAAATACTCAACGTCGGTCAATTCTCCAAGGTTCTGACCACCAGGCAGAGTGGTGATTTCTGTACCACGTCCACCCTCTCTTCTGGGCAGCCAGAAGTCTTCCAACATTGACATATATTTTTTGTCATCACGAATCTCACCAGTGCTGGCGTCATAGGTGAGTTTGTTGCGATAACGACTCATTACCTCTCTGAGGTATTGTTCAGCCTTAACTTTGGGAAGATTACCAACGTCAATGTAGAAGATTCTACGTTCTGGAGCTCTTGAAAGACGATAGATAACCAAGGAATCTTCAATCATTCTCAGTTGATTGAGTGCCTTGATTGCTTTATGAAGATAAGAAAGAACAGTATGTTTGTTGCGATCTACCAGACCAGAAGTGCAATATGCAATCGCATCTTTTGCAATCTTTACAGAGTCTCTCTGTTGTGAGGTTACTGCAACAGAACCATACTGATTCTTTTGGTTGCTGTTTGGTGTATAGATGAAGTACTCGTTAATTCCTGGGAAGTCATACTTCTCTGGACTGTTGTCCACATTGGAGCCGTTGAAAACTCCACCAAAGTTATCACCGTTCTTCTTCTTTTGTTCCCTTACATACTTGATTTTGAGAGCATCAATATATCTCAGTTCTTTGATGCCTTCTTCAGGTTTTGCAAGGTCGATAACTTTGTGGTAATATAGACGACCATCTACATACCAGTTTCTAAAAATTTCGTGGGACTTTTTATCAAAGTCCAACATATCTTTGATGTACTGAAACTCACTACGAATGATATCTTTTACTCGATCACTCACCTGAAGATTTGAAAGTTCAATCTCTACGGGTGTATCATTCAAGTCAGAAACAATGGCTTCGCTGATGATATCCTCAACAGCAGAATCAACTTCTGGATGCAGGGCCATTTCGCGGTATCTGCGAATCAGATCGTATTCAGTCTTGAATACTCCCTCAACATCCAAATATTGACCATAAAAACCAGAAGCAAGATAATAGTCAGCCCCGTCCTCGTTATTTTCGGGGACGGGGGAGACTACGGTCTTGGATGGTTTCTTATATGAATCGTCAATAGAAAAACCAAACAGAGAAGCCATTTTATAGAGCGTCTACCTTTATAGTGGTATTTATCAGTTTGTCAGATCCGAAGCTTCTTGATCACCCTGACCAACTCTATAAGCTTCCCACCAGTTGACTTGGAACTGGACTTGGAACTCTTCGATGGTGTCGGTTGAACCGTAATCCAGATCGATAGGAGTTACCTGAGTAGGATAGATACCCTTGAACTTGTATCTTCTCAGAACAGGAATCTGTTTGTTTCCATCTTTGTTCTGAGCTCTGCCCAGTTGATCGACAGTAGCGACTGACTGATAAACGTTAGGATCAATGATACCCGAGTCATCAGAGTGCTTGTTGATGGCGTTACTCCATCTTTCCATTGCGGAACGAATCTTGAAGTCGGTGTCGTTGATGACGGTGACAGTCCAAGGTTCGAAGGTTCTGTCTCCAGCGACGTGAAGAACACGACCTCTGAATGCAACAGGAATATCCCCGACAGTCGAAGCAGGCAGTTGAGATGCCTTAATCATAAAACGCATCGTGGCCTGAACATCTTGTTCGTTCCCGGCGATGCCGAGACCTTGTGGAAGTTGAATGTCAACTTCAAACAGATTAGGTCTGGCACCACCACCAACTAGTCTACCCTTGAAATCATCAATGGTTCTTTCTCTAAATCTGATAGCCATTTTTAAAAAACTCCGTTAGTGTGTTCTTGTTATAATCAAACTCTACCAACGACTTCTTCAAACGCAACACCAGTTCTGGTGGCAACAAAGGTCAGACCAATGAAGTTGATGGAACGGGCGGGTTTGATGAAGATGTCAGCCTTGAATTCATTAGCATCAATAACGTCAGGAGTGTTATTTGTTTCATCACAGATAACAACGAAATCGGTGATACCTCTCTTCGCTTGAACATCGCGGAGATAAGGCTCAACGATGTTACGGAAGTTTGCTCTAGTGATATCGTCGTTGAACTCAAACAGTTGAGTTCTTGCAGCGATCTCAATGGTAGCTTCAAGTGTCAGGAAGAGTCTTCTAACGTTAATTCTGTCAAACGCGGAAGCATAACCAAGACCAGTCTTGTCACCGAAGAGGACGAATCCGCCACCAGGTGAGAAGATAACTGGGTTAACTCTTCTGGTATACAGGGTGTCTCTTTGAACCTTGCTTGGATTGTAAGCAAGTTTAACGGTGTTCAGGATAGCACCTCTCTGAGTACCAGCAGGTGAGAACCAAGGATATTGTTCCTGAGAGGTTCTTGCCATCAGACCAGCAACATCAGCGTTCAGTGGGATATACTGGAACTTGTTGTTGAATCTATCAAACTGATACTTGTAACCACTATCAAAGACGGCGTATGAAGATGAGGTCAGTGCATCGAAGAACTGAACAACATTATCAGTTTGAGTCTTGGAGCTGGTTACGTCAACAACTGATTCTCTGTGTGGAGAAACAACTGCGATACAATCCTTTCTTCCTTCTGCAATGGCAATCAGTTTGTTTGCCTTTGCTTGTGAACCTTCCTTATCGTTAGGAATACCAGGTCCGTTGATCAGGAAGTTGACAGCGTATTCAGCTTCGTTTTCGAACAGTTCGTAACCACCGATGAGGTCACCGAGAATTGTGGAGTAACCACCCTCGTTGTTAACACCAGCATAATCCTTACCACCCACCAGGGTGTAAAGTTGGTTACCAGCAACGTTGAATACGATATCTTGAGTATCGGTTCCCCAAACATTCTCGGTAGAAGTTGCGGTGAATCCAGTTTGAATACCAGCTGCGATAGAACCGTTACCAGTCGAAACACCAACAAACAGATAGTTGGAGTTGTCTGCAATGTAGTCCTTGTAGTAAACCTTGGAACCAAGTGAGTTTACAGCGTCTGTAGCCTTAGAAAGGAAGGCGTGTTTCTCAAGAATGGTTGAAGAGTTACCACTGATTGAACCCTTGTCATCGATTACGACAACGTGCAGTTGGTCGTTCTTGGAGTTTCTTGCATCGGAGAAACCACTGGTTCCTGGTTTTTCAGCAACAGACTTCCAAAGAATCTGACCGTTATCCAGTTGAATGTACTGGTTATCATACCAGTCAAGGATGTCAGAAGAAGT